GTCTGTTGGAGACCAAGCAAATGCAATGCAATCAACTTCTCCATTAATAACTTCGATGTCGATATCAATAGTTTGTCCTCGCAGACCAATCTCATAACAGTAATTAAGTGTGTCAACTGACTCACGAAATCCTCGCTTGATTCTAATATTTCGCCTAGTTCTTCTAATCTCTTTGAATTCTGATTCATATTTAGCCCTCAGTAAATCTTCACATATTAAAGGTTTATTTAGGAAGTTAAATTTAGGTGGAATAAACGTAGCAGGATGAAATGTAGGGACTACCTTCAGACCTGGAACTATTGTCGATTCGAGTACACTCCCTCGCCATTTGGTAATCCCTACACGATTGGTTAGGGCAATCAAAGCGATGTTACCAAAGGCTACTATTACATTTAGGTCTAGGGATTTTAGTTCCTCGCCTAGTCCTTGTATGTATTGATAGCCTTCTTTTGATATAGTGTATTTGCCTTGACTTGTAAGGTTAATGTAGTGAGAGAGTGGAGCGTCAAGGTCTTTGATCACATTTGTTAAGTACATTTCAAGACGAGGAATACGAGTCATTTGTAGACACTCATCCATACCCTGACCTGCAGGACCTACAAATGGTCGAGGAGGTGAAGCACGAACTTCCTGGACTCCAGGCTGCTCTCCACAACATCCAAGTTTTGCTTCTCTATTACCTGAAGGACCTACATATGTCCTCTTCATTTAACCTCCCAGACCATTCAAAAATTGAACGGTCTCATTTGTTATGTATCTTGACTAAAAATGAGTCTCTATAACCTTTACTCAATTCAAAACCTACACCTGCCATACCTAACTCATCAGCTGCTATTAACCCACTACCTGAACCAAGAAATGGAATAAGAACACGTGAACCAGGGAAAGCAAAAGTCTCATAGATATCTTTCATCAACTCAATAGGTCGCTCAGTTGGATGAGTCTTCTGCTGTGGAGGGACTGGAGAGTAGTTAAATATATTAGACCTCCCAGCCTTGTTAATGGCTGGTCTACCTTTCCAAGCGTAGAAGAACATCTCATAGGAATTTGCAAGGTGCATTTCAGGTCTCCTTGATTGACCAGAAGGCTTAGTCCAAATGCCACAGAGACGAGTGGTTGAAAATCCTGCACCTACAATAAGTTGATGCATAGTCTCAAACCAAGGTTCAGGAGCGAACCAGCAAAGTAGCCAGGAGTGATCAGCCATTACTCGATAACATCCCTTGAACACCTTCATCATGAATTCTATGTAATCATCCATGTCCACTTCATTATAATCATCTTGGATATATCTAGACTCACCCTCACTCTTCTTTAGATTACTTAAATCAATACCATAAGGTGGATCTATCTCAACCAGGTGCATTATTCCATCAGGGATTTCTTTCACACCTACAAAGAAGTCTCTAATGATGAAGGAGTTAGCTAACTGATGAACAGTGGTACTTGCCTTACCTAACTCAATTCTCTTAGCAAGAGCTTCCTTAATAACTGCTTCATCCATTTTCTTCATCAGGTTACTAGCATCTTTCTGTGTCTTACAGTGATCGAATAGCTCAGGAAATGCCTCCCTTGCATCAGCACGTTTGATAGCAGTTGACACACCACCTTTTGATGCATCTACCATATTGCCAGTGTTTTCGACAGACCAGCCAGAGTGTCCTGGGCCTGGTGCTTTAACGCCGTAGATAGCTTGCTGAAGCTGATGAATTTCACGAACTAAATTATCATACTCCCAGTACTCCATGTTCTTGTGATAGAAATTCTCGGCTAACTCAATAGCTTTAATTTCAATCTCTGTTATGTCCTTTGGGTATATACGAACAGGGATTGAGGCTACTTTGTTTCTTCTTAGTATCTGAAACCTTCGCTCACCAGCGAGGAGAAGAAACCTTCCATCTTCCATTACCTTGATAGCTAGTGGTTGAATAAGTCCACTTTCTTTCATTGAATTTTCTAATTCATTTAAGTCTCCCATCTCCTGTCTAGCTCGTTCACCGACTGTTATGCTCTCCAGTGGCACCATTGCCACTTCACCTACGTCAATGTTAGTCATCACTATCCTCCCAATAATTTCAAAAGTTCCTGTGCTTGCTTAGCACTTATTTTAGCTGTCGCTTTTGCTTTCTTACTCGTGGACTTTACCTTCTTCACAGGAGTTCTTCGGGATAAGCGAAGTTGACGTAGGTATTCGATAGCTTCGTCGGAGGACATGTCTGTTAAGGCAGGGATTTTTAGATCGTCAAGAGTTGCCATCATGCTTTAGCCTTCCTTTCGGCTTTAGCTAAGGTAGGCAATATCTCTCTTGGCTTTGCCTGACCATCAAGTATCACACCTATCACTATCTGACCATGAGTTTCTATTAAATCAAGCACATCATCGAGGACTACTGAAAATACACTCTTGCGTAGTCCATAGGTGGATAGTAATCTATTAGCACGTCTCTGCTGTTCGTCAGAGACTTCGAAACTAAATCGTGGCTTGTAGTATTCGGACATGTTTAAACTCCCTAATTTTGATTTGTGAGTTTTCAATTATATAAGATGTGTGTTTGTCGTAAGGTGTTACATCATCTACGACAATTTCCTTAATACCTGCGTTGATTAGCATACCATAGCAATTTTTACAAGGTATAACACAGTTCATGTATAATGTAGTATTGATAGTACTAACACCTAACCTTGCAGCATTTGCCACGCAGTTAGTTTCAGCGTGTTGGGCTGGACACCATTCAAGACCTGTGCCACTAATGTATCCCAATATCTTACGTGGACAGGTAGTATTCATTGCCTGTCTGGGAGCTATCTCTACATTTCTTCCAAGACGTTTGGTGAGAGTCTCGTCCTTCATAAACCTCTCATGTCCACAATGAGGTACTCCCCGTGCTGGGCCGTTGTAGCCGGTGGCAACAATAGAATGATCAAGCACGAGGATTGCGCCTATTTTGCGTGAGAGACAAGGAGATTTAGAAGCAACTGCTTCACATATACCGTGAAAATAGACATCCCATCTATCCATCACTCAACTCCTATATCCCTTACCAAGGCATCTAATAAATATGTATAGTTACGAAGATCAGTTAGTTTCTCATTCCATTTCTTTAAACTAAACTCACGTGGAGTCTTTACCATGTCTGAAACAGATGTAATATGTTTAAGAGCCATTCCAAATAGAGCATCGCATGGACCTATGTTATGTGTTGCACCAGCACGATAGAATTGTTCAAGTCTATCTTCATCCCCTGAGTATTCCTTCTCTTTTTTCAAAAGAACTCTCTTACTTCTATTATGAGAGTTCTCAACTTCGATTATGAATTCTGTGTTGTTCATCTTGTTTCTCCTTTCTTAGTTTGTTTAATTTTTGAACAATCTCCGACACGGACTCCTGGCCAAACATAGTCTTAATCAAAAGACGTTACAGTTAACTATCCGCTCCCATGCCCCAGATTAATTTCTTAATCGTCGAAGATTGTGCTCTTGAATTTCTCCAAGTTTTATAAAATGTTCATTTTCGTGTGTTGCCAACATCTACAATTTTAATGGAGGCAGATACTTTTTATACGTCGCCTTCTTCTGATCTTCCATTTTAGCGACAGCCAAGGCAAGGAGCTTTCCTCTTTCTTTTGCGGCTTTTAATGCTGCAGATTCATGTTTTTCCTTTGTATAGCCCTTGAATTCCTGACCAAAAATTCGTTGATTAGAAGTCTGGTTAAAAGAGTGTCCAAAAGTTTCTCCAGCGATTCTATCTTTGTACCTATTTGGACCAGTCGTTTTAGAATTAATTCAAATTTTTCTTTATCTTCCATCTTATTCACCTCCTTTAATACGTGTCATACGAACTTGCCATATCGTCTTCTTCAATATATTGATATGGCCGTTGATATGCGATAAGGACTACATTCCATTCCTTCTCGTATTCCTCAAGAATCTTTTTCTGTTCTATACTAATCGCAGCGTGACATCGGAATAGATTACACAGACAAAGTTCAAACAGAACATGTTTAAGAAAAAATCGTAGCTTTTTCAACTTATGTCTCCTGTATGTCTATTGATACTTTTACTGGGAGGTCTTTTTCAGATTCCATCTTTGGACACGTTTCTTCAAAGTCGTCCAGCACAACTTGAAGTTTCGATATCTTTCCCTTTATTCGTGCCCACTCAATTACATCTGCCCTGATTTGATCAGCCATCTTCTTGGCATCTCTAGACAAAATCTCCCATTCCTGTTTTGATTTCCAGTAATGGCCTATAGTTTGTATCTTATATTTTTCCATAATTTCATCTCCATGTTAAAGTTTTAGGTTGCTGGCAGTAGCAGTTCCGCCGCAATGAGGGCACTTTCTTTTGACGTAAAGATGGTGTTTAGTTAGTGGCAGACCGCAACTTGGGCACGAATACACAACTCTTTTTGGTCGATCTGACCGTATACCGGCATTTCTATGAAACCATCCTCTATGTTCTGCAACTCCTGGTGACACTTTATTCTCCTTTCTTTTTAATTAGTTGACAGTAGCAATTTCGCCACCCGTTACCGGACCAGGACTCGAACCTGGATGAAAGGACATTCTTGACTCAAACAAGAGTTCTTGGTCTCTATTAAGAGGACTTCACCTTTCAGGAACCTGAACCTGGGTCTACCGATTGACAAGCTCGGAAAGTTTCACCAATGTCGTCCGATAGTTGACTGGACACTTGCCAATCCCGCTACTGCCAGCTTTACAGCTAGAGCATCACACTAAAATGGAATATCATCTTCTGGTGGTGTCAAAGCCCAATTCTTAGTGTAATGCTCAGTTATTTTTTTGGAGCGATGTACTTCTTCACTGAATTACTAGGTCCAAAGCCTTCATCTTTCTTCACTCCAACAATCACCCAGCCTTCTTTGCCTGGTAGGTCATCTTCCCAATTAAAAGGGCGACTGTAGTCAACTTCAAATGATGCTGCGAACTGCTGGAATTGATATAAAGATCGTGAGTATGACTTTGCATCTAACAACGCCTTATCGAGTTCCCAGAAGAAATCATTAAACTCAATTACCATAGGATCATTTGGTACGTCGAAGACTGGTTGATACCAAGTGCATCCATTGAATCTTTCACTTTCACTGATGCCAGATCTCACGGTTATGATCCTTGCCTTTACCTCTTCTCCTGCCTTTAGAACTTTTGGTTCAGGAGCGCCTGCAATTTCTTGTTCTAAATCTGTGTAATCCGTTAACATAGTGTTAACCTCCTATTAAAGGGTTAGTGGTTGTCCTTCTTTCATAAGTTGTTGGCTGTTCTGAATCTTGTTCACATTGTTGAAGTCGAGGAGCCATTGGCTGTGGAATCATTGAAGTCTTATTAAACTCCTTTTCCATCTCATCTGGGCATTCAAGGAAATCAGTGAGAGCTGCTATCAATGATTCTTTAGTCTCAAACGCAAACGTTCCACATCCTACAGTTACTACAAAACCACAGTTTGATGTTGGTGTTATAGTAATGACATGTCTGACAACTTTACCAATTTTCATTTAGTTTCACCTCCTTTCATCATTAGATTGTTCATAAATTGAACGAACTATTAAACCTCCAGCTTTGGTTTATCTTCCCAGTTAAGTCCAATCTTTTTAAGCAGAGCTTTAATATCTGGCTTTTCCCTATTTTCAAGTTTCATATTCTTCCTCAGTCTAGACCTAGCAATGTACTTTCCTTGGGCCTCAACCAGCATTTCCCTTTCTACCCCACTTGATGTTTCTTTTCCAAGTATCACATATAGTTCATCGAATTGGAGGGGTACGGTTATAACTGCTTGACCTGTTACTAGCATTCTGTAGATAAGTCTCTTTATGGGTTCTCCCTCCTTGGTCATACCTGTTACTTCCTCTATTTCTTTTAAGTGGGCTGTTAAGATAAAGTCACAAGGTAGGGACATTAACTTTTTTATTCTATTTATTATGTTAATTTTCTGAGGCTGGTAGTCTACTCTAAACTGTGGTAGCTGACCTGCTCTGTTCTCAGCTGGCTTTTTTGAAAGTGTATATGGATCAGCAAGTTGATAATTCATAACTGCATCACCAAACGTACTTAGACTATCCAACATATAAGTCCCAAACATATCAAAGTATCCTTGCTCAATTCTTATGTCTGTAGTTCTCATCCACTCCTTAAACACACTAGGATTGTAAGGATCTTCCTTCTCCCACCTTGTATCAGCCATTATACAGCCATTTGGATTCTTGTCTGTGATTATTAGATCTTCAACACTCTTTGTCCCACCAGGGTCAAAGGAATCTATGTGGATAGGTTTACGGGCAGTTCTTGCAAGATAAGTCTTTCCACTTCCAATTCCCCCACAGATAAGAGCACTAAATCGCTTTTGTAAA